TCAAATCCATTTAACTCAAGATGTCCCATAAGGACAGGTGCTTTTGATTGATGTATCTTTACTAAACACTCATCTTTATTTTCTTCACAAATCCAAGGAAGTAAGAATATATCTAATCCATCAAAGTTAACTACAGTTGGTTCATCATAGGTAAGAATATTACTATAACTAGAAAGAAGTTGATCTGGTGCATTTACTCTTAGTGTATTCTTATAGTAAATATCATGATTACCAATAATGGTATGCATTGTACACCCCAATTCACTCACAGGATCAAACCACATTTCTTTTGCCTCATCCAGAGACATGAAATTAATTGATCTGCGTTTGTCGAAAGTGTCACCCAAGTCAACGATAGTATCAATTCCAGATGCTTTAATAAAAGGAATGACTATCTTACTGTAGAATTTTCTGTAACTATTGATGAAATGTGGGTTGTCGTTCCGAACTCCGAAATGTTGATCAGTAATCAGCAGTATCTTCATCGTTTAGAATTCATTTCAACTTTGTTTTTAATTTGATTATACTCTGTTCCACCATCTCCGTCAACAGTAAAGACATGATCATAACCAGATTTTTCTAAAATTTTATCTTTGATATCCATTTGACGTTTCTCTTTTGCAATACGTCTAAGGAATGCATAGTAAACTATCTGAGTAAAATAAGCAAATGGGTTTCTACTCTTGGCAGGATCAAAGTTATCGATATATTGAATACAGTTTTCAATACCATCACATACCATATCATCCTTATACATGTAGTTGATAAAGTTTGGTCTATATGATAGATGCGTCGCGATTTTTAGAAAACAACCCCCGATATAATTGCTCACGCGAGGTTTAGGTAACTTCTTTTCTTTTGCAATATCGACCTTCTCTTTATACTTGATGATCGCTGCAAGAAATTCTTGGTTATCTACATAGTGCTGTTTCTTTTTGGGTGCTGGCTTCATGTAGCTTTATTGTCTAAATGTATTGTATCACAGACTTTTTGATTTGGCAACTTGACAAGATAGTCACTTTGCTGTACACTAACCGTGTAAGGGTTCAAGGGTTATCTGTACCTTTAGTTTTAAATATCTTTTCAAATAATGCTCTAGCATCATCAATTTTTCCTAGATACCCTACCGTGGAGTCGGGACTCACTTGATTTCTTTCCTGTGCTTTAGCAGGATCGTCTCCTTTAATATAATTTTCATACATAAAAATTACATCTTTACTCATAGATGCCATTGCAACAATATCTTTTTCTCTTACAATAAAAAATTCTTCATCAGATAACTGCATCCATCTAGTAAATCCTATGCCACGGGCGATCTTACCTTCACCCAAGTCTCTGTTTACTGCTGTAGTGCAAACAGGATCTTGCAGAAAAATTAAAGTTTCTGTTGAACCTTTGTCGATAGTACACATTGCTTTACCGAGAATCTCCTCACCATTGACGAGTTTGAATACTCCGTAAAATTCTTCTTCGTGTTTTGCGAAATTAAGTGTCATAAGGTTTTAGTTTTACATCTATGATTTCATAACTAAATTTTTCTTGATTGTAAATTTTCACTCTTTCAATAAGATGATTCAACGTATAGTTGTTTCCCCTATCGGTTGAAATGTCATCAGCAATATCATAAAGAGTTGCTTTTGACTTATTATCACCCTTTCTTAGAACACGTCCTATTGATTGTAGGTTACGAATTCTCGATTTAGAGGGCGATGCGAAGATGACATTATGAAGATTTCTAATGTTAATTCCAGTTGAGAATGTCCCGTAAGAGGCAACAATGATAGCATTAGTTTTTTCCTCAGTTATTTTGCGAATGTTTTCACGTTCATCTACATCGACTCCACCATGCACAAAGAATACAGGTCGGTCTGTTGAACTATTTATGAGTTCGTAAAGAGGAATTCCATGTCGTTCCACATAGTTGAATAGTATCAAGGTGTTTCCCTTTAGATCTCTTGATAGGTTGCGGATAAATTTATTACGAGGTTCATGTTCTACTAAGTAACCTATCTCATCTTGATAGTCTTCAAATAGTTTTTCTTCATGTTTGAGGATTATAATTTTTACTTTTAACTTAGCAACGTGTCCTTGTTTCATCAATTCATTAGTTTTAGTTACCTGTGAACACCTACCAAATAGTCCTTCTAATACTAATTGATTTACGTCTGCACCATCTAATGTTCCTGTAAAACCTATTCTGTACTTACAATTATGTAATTTTGTCATCAATCTTGTCAGTGACTTTGCTTTAAATTGATGTGCTTCATCACCAATTACAACATCAAACCTTTTAAACCACTTACTATCTTCTTTATAAACTGATTGCCATGTAGTAATAACTATGCTATGATCCGTATACTTATCCTGACCACCATAAATTTTATGGCAGTCTTTTAGTGGCATCCCACCATACTCTGCAAAGTCTTTATACATTTGCTCTACAAGAGAAGTTGTGGGAACAACTATTAGGATATTTCTATTCACTCTATTATGATACATGACCAATGCATAGATCATCAATGATTTACCGCTTGCAGTTGGGGACAATAGGAGTCGTCTGTTGTATTTTAGGGCTTCGTATATTGCTTTATACTGGTAGTCCCTTACGACAACTGGTAAATGAAGTGACTTCACATATCCGACAACTCCCTCAGGAGTGATGAAATTATTCTCATCTTTTGGATTTCCGAAACATTCATCACTTTCAATCTTGTAATTATATTTCTTTTCGTCTGCCCATTCTAGTAAGTAATCTATAAGACCACAATATATTTCTCCTGTTGCTGGTGAGAACAAACGTATCTTACCATCCCATCCTTTGTATCTTCTTGTCTTTTGCATAAACTTTGCAGACTCTACTTCAAAAGTAAAAAAGTCTGACAGTTCATAATTTAATCCAGGTTCTGCATCAACCTTAAGATATACTTCATTCTTTTTACGAATAAGGAGGTCCATAAAACCATGCTACTAAAGATTCACGATTGCCAGAAGTGATAGGACGAACTCTATGCCATTGATCACTTCGGAAAAATATAGCAGAACCAGATGTTAACTTAAAAGTTTTATATCTTGGATCTGTCTCTGGTTTATATATCTCCAAATCAAACTCCCCACCTTCGTAATCACCGTTCAAAAAAAGTGTCATACTAATTTTTCGTACAACTCCCCTTACTGGTTCTGGATGTTGATCCATATGCCAACCATAGAAATCTCCCTCACCATACTTACCATACTGAACTGCTTCTACACCCGTAACATTCAGATTCCAACGGGAGTCTATATTGACTTTCTTAACCATACGCAAAAGCATGGCAAGGAGTTCTCTATCTCCTAACCATGCTGTCTTTGAACTTCTATTAGATTGATTACCTGTTTGAACTACTCCTTTATTCCACTTATGCTTGTATGAGATTACTCTGTTTACAATTTCCATTGCCTTCTGATTGAAGACAACTGTCTTGTATTGTAATCCGTAGTTCATTAAAATCCACTTTTAAATTTTTCCCAATCTATAGCGTTTTTAATTTGAAAGTTCCTATTGCTTATTTGTCTAAGAACTCCCTCTAAGAATGAGATCACTTGTTCTATGTAGTCGATCTTATATTGTAATTTACAGATGTCATCATCTGATTCCATGAATAAGTTTATTTCTTCTTTTGTTGTAAGTTTTAAATCAAATGGCATTTCTTTATACTTATCTGAAGGTGCTTTTCCTTTATAGTATAACCATTTTTCTCTTAGTAACTTACGCATTTCTATTTCACGTTCCTTTTTCATCAAGGTGTACGTGTTCATAAATTCCATGTATCTCAAATGGAGTTGTGGTATCTTCGTAGATTCTTCACAATATAAATCAGGATCTATTTTACTATCCTTTTTCCACATCTCTTGAAGAGTTTCCAAATTCATTAGATGCCTTGATCCTTAAATTTTTCGTAAAAATCTTTCAAAGAAGATTGTAGTTGTCCTTTATTTTCGCTAGGATGATCTTCCTTGATCCCCTTCATCTTCTTGTAGTCGTTGTGCATCGCTTGGAGTAACCATGCCTGTGCTAGTTGATGAGGACCCTCTTTCAACAATCGGATTTGTAATTTCGAGAGACCAGCCTTCATCTCCAAATACTCCTGTCTCCACGATTGTGTGTCTTGTTTGTTGCTCATTTTCCTCCCACTGGGATTGGATTTTATCTACCTGACGATCAACGTCGTCCATAGCCATAATTATTTTACCATCATTCCACTGAATATGCAACCATTCGATAAAACCTGTAACTAAATGGTTCAAAGGAAAGGGTTGTTTCTTTGCCCATCTCCTAGATTTAGTATACCAAGTATCTTTACCACCCCATGTATGCTCAAACTTAAATAGGTTGAACTTCTTCATGACTTACGTCTTGCAGTAGAACCAAGATCACGAATTTCATAAGACATGTAGTTGAATGTAGCAGTTGCAATAAAGAAATTATTATCACTACTGGTGACATCAAAAGGTAATGCACTTAATTCAACTGGGAATAAATTTTTAAATATAAAATTAAAATTAGCAATATTGTTATTATTCAATACTTGTAGAGTTGCATCTGAGTATCTTTGATCAGTATAATCTTCTGTTTCTTCATCGTATAATACAAGTCTATTCTTTTCTATATCATCAGGTGCACCTAAAGCACGCATCCAATTATGAATCTCCATGTAATTTCTTAGGTCTTCATCAACAAGAAAATCTATAATTAAATTTCCAAATGATAAATTGCCCTCAACAGGAATAGGAACTAAACCTGTTTGAATATTATATTCTCCCAAACTAAGTGTTGGCACATTGACTTTTTGGCATAGAAAAGAAGTCTTTCTTGCCTTGTCTAGTACAAACAAAAATCCAATAGG